AATTATTTTTTGAGTGAGAAGATGTTAAATTATTTAGAAACAAATTCAGAAAAACAAAAAATTAATAAAAATGGTTTTAATTATTTACCTACTGATGGAAATAAAAAAGGAAAGGCAGTAACAACAAAAGAAGGTAGCAGAATGGATGATAATTTTATAATCCAAAACATTGTTCTTACAAGCAAAGATAAAAGATTGCAAAAAATAGTTGATAATAATATATTTACTAATGGAGAAGTTGCACACCTTGATACATATAATCAAACAATAGATAAAGATAAAAGTCCTGCATTAAAATTACCACATAACGATAGATTTATAATTGCACCAACAGGTAGCACCAATGCAATCGAAGATAGAATTTATGATATTGATGGAATTAGCCCTGCTTTAAATACTGATGGAAGAAGTCACGCTGTGGAGGTTAAAGCTCTTAATGAAAATCAAGAAAAGAAATTTAATCCAAATATAAATTCAGACAAAGCCAATGCGCTGACACTTGCACAAGGGAGAGCAGGAAGTAGTAGTGAGTATATGGATTCAATTAGTAAGATTGCTAATATTACCTCACGCATCCGCAGACTAACGCCAACAGAATGCGAAAGATTGCAGACGGTTAAAGATGGATACACCGCTCACGTTTCAGATTCTCAACGATACAAGATGCTTGGCAACGGTTGGACAGTAGATGTTATTGCTTATATATTTTCTTATTTAGATTAATTTTAAATTAGTCAAACTACTTGATTATTAAAATCAGAACAACGTATTTTGAACCAACAATTAAACAAAACATGAAAAAGACATTAGAACTAACATTATGCGAAAGCGAAGGAGTAAAGATTGAAGTATCTTGCGATGTACTTAGAATTGAAACTGACAATCCTGCGACACATCCCGATGACCCCAACCAATTAACGATAACCGAATATTGGTGTAAGACCATCAATAAATTAAAGATAAACGGATTTGAGTTGGGAATTTACAACCATAAGACATTAAAAGAAGTTGAACGATTAGTGGAGGACCAGTTAGAATCTAACCCTGATTTATTTTAAACTTTTACGATGGCTTATAATAGCGAATATCACATAGAAAAAGAATTGAAAGAAATCCAAAATTGGGATGTAAAAGATGCTCATAATTTAATTGAAAAATTAAGAGATATGTGGGAATACAAAAACTACTTTATTGAAAATTGGGGATTTGACCATATACATAAAGAAAGACCAGTTTTAATGCTTGAATTACATACTGGCGGATGGAGTGGAAATGAAGATATAATTGAAGCGTTACAAAAGAATAAAATGTTTTGGATTATGTGGTGGTGGAAAACCGAAAGAGGCGGACACTATTATTTTGATGTTGATTTTTCTCAAATAGGATTTCAGTCAGTTGAGAAATTTTTGAAAGATGAAAAAACTTACAAGCAATACATTTACAAATTCAAAAATAAATATGATTGGATTAAAATTTCACAAAATAAAAGACTTATCCGTTCGGTGGCAAAAGTTTAAAATATTGAACATAACGGAATTGGGCTAAACGCAGTAGGATGACAGCAGCACAGCAGATAAGATGGAAGCAACAGACGGTAAATGTGCATTACCTTATGTTCATAGCAGGACACTCCCTATTGCGTTTTAGCTTATGTGCTGTTATCGGCTGCCCTTCTTTCGGAATGATTACTAACAACTAAATAAAAACAATATGCTATTAACATTTTCAAAAACAGAATTTAGAACGCTAATAAAAAAAGGCGTGAAGGTGCATACTATCAGAGATGATAAGCACAACCGATGGAAAGTAGGAACTAAAATACATTTTTGGTTAGGAAATCCACGAAATACAAGAGGTAAAAACAAACCTTATCAATTTGGAGTAGGTGAAGTTTCGAGAGTTGAAACTATACAAATGGATTTTGCTTGTGCAGAAGATTGGCAAAATGATGTAGTTTATATTGGAGATTGCAAATTTAATACTATTGAAGGGCTTAATGAATTAGCTATAAGAGATGGTTTTGAAAATTGGCAACAAATGAAACATTGGTTTGTAAATCCTGATGGTCAATATTTCGGAAAAATTATTTATTGGAAAAACTTTGAATTAGTCGCAAATGATGATGGTAGCACTGTCTTTTAGGGTTGCCGATAACGGTTTGCAGATTGGCGTTGTTGCCACAGAATTTAATTAGAAACAATAAACTTTAATATTATGACAAAAGTATCAAACGAAGAACAAAGCAATAACGCCAATGTGCTGTTAGGTGCAGTTAATAACCTTAAATTAGTTGGAAGCAACAAAGGTTTTAATGTTTACTTCAATGCTAATGACCAAACCTATACGGTATTTAAGGATGGTAAGTTTGTAATAGGAAACAAATATAGATTTACTGATGTTAAGTGCTATCTCGATTAATTGCACCTAACGTTTTGCGGCTTTGTGTCTGTTTGCCCCTTGCACAAAGTTTTAAGTTACCACAAATGTTGATGGGGCAAATAGCACAAAACCGCTGTTAGTAGCTGGCGGGATTTTCAGCACTAAAGTTTAATTGGAACACTAAAGAAAGTTTTTTAAAAATGCGAAGCGAGGGAAAAATAGAATTGTTTAATGAGGACTGTATGCTAACTATGAAAAGGATAGCATCTGGAACGGTTGATTTAATATTGACAGACCCACCATACAATACAACACAGTGTGAATGGGAATACGATATTGATTTAACGGCTTTATGGGCTGAATGGAAAAGGATATTAAAGCCAAACGGTGTAATATCTGTTTTTGCAGATGAACCGTTTACAAGCCGTTTAATTATGTCAAATTTAGATTGGTTTAAGATTAGAATTACTTGGGATAAAATGACTGGCTCAAACTTTTTGAACGCTAAAAAAATGCCATTAAAACAAACTGAAGATGTAGTGATATTTTCAAGCGTAAAAAATGGGCAATACACATACAACCCTATTTTAACTGATAAACCAAAACACAATATAAGACCGATTGGGAACAGGAAGCCACAAGACAAAACAACTACATACGGAAAACATAACGGTCAATATTCAGACGATTACGACCCAACAAAAAACTACCCGACAAATTTACTTTCAATAATGGCAAAGCAAGATGAGTGCAATAGTGTTAATCGCTGGCATCCAACACAAAAACCTACTGAAATAATGCAATGGTTTGTTAAGACTTTTAGCAACCAACACGAATTAGTTTTTGATGGTTATAGTGGAAGTGGAGTAACTGCCATTGCTTGTGAAATTGAAAATAGAAACTTTATAGGAAGTGAATTAAATGAGGAATATTTCAAAAAAGCACTAAAACGAATAAAAGATGAAACAGCACAAACCAAATTGTTTTGAAAAAACAAAAGTGCGGTGGGGCATTTTTAAAAAACTTTCCTGCACAAATGTTGATTTGGAACACGTCCACCCGCTTGCCACTAACTAATCTGTAAGAGAGATAAAACTAAATATTAAACTTTTAAAAATATGCAAGTTACAATTAATTACGACCTGAAATGGCATCTAAAAACAGCCCCGAATTATCAATTTACGGACAATGGAATATGTATTAATACATTAAGAGGCAAGATAGTTAGAAAAGTAGTTGTAAGTGGCACTAAAGGCTATTGTATAAACGGTAAATTCAGAAGTGTATTGCAACTCCGAAAAGAATTAATTAAGATTGAAAAAATAATTTGTCCATTTTAAAAAAAAGATTATATATTTGTACTTGCAACATGATACAAATAAAGACATTTATAGATAGGGGGCTTCAATCTCAAAGCGAGATAAGTCATGTTGCAATTTCTTTGCCTCCTATCTATTTTATAAAAAATATGCAACATGATAAAAAAAACATTAATTTTATTTACTGAATTAAAGGAGGTGTTTGATACACTTTCTGATGACCAAGCAGGGCAGTTAATCAAAGCAATATTTGAATATGAACAAACAAATATATTGCCTGATTTGCAAGGATTACTTAAAATTGTATTTATTCCAATAAGGCAAAGCATTGATAGGAATAGAATTAAGTATAATAATGTATGTGAAAAAAATAAGGAAAATATTGGTAAACGTTGGAATAAAAATAATACCAAAAATACGAGTGGTAAAATTGGTATAATTGAAAATACCAAAAATACCGATAAGGATAAAGATAAGGATAAAGATAAATATAGTGATAAGGATAATGATAATAAAAATGATAATGTAAATAATAATGAAATAACTTTACAATTTGTCATTGATTATTTTTCAAGCAATGGATATTCGGAAGATAGCGCAATAAAGTTTTATAACTATTACGATTCATCCAATTGGGTAGATACAAATGGCAAGAAAGTAAAGAGTTGGAAACAAAAGGCAATTGGTGTTTGGTTTAAGCCTGAAAACCTAAAAAAGCAAGATAACAAAAAAGTTTCATACGTTTCAACAGAAGATAACCAATGGTAACAATATATTCAGATATATACAGCAAGAAAGCATATCATAGACCTATTGAGTTTGTGCTTGAAAGGATTAAGACTGGTGTTAGTAAAGATAAAGTATTAGAGATAAGAAAACAACTTGATAAAGAACGTGCAAATACCTTAAAAAAGAATTTGCCTTCTGTATGTTTTTCAGGTAAATTTACCAACGAAAGGACAGATTCAAGTATAATAGAGCATTCAGGATTTATTGTTTTAGATTTTGACAATATTTATGATGTACCAAATAAAAGATTAGAATTGCAATCTTTAGCCTATTGTTATGCTTGTTGGGTTAGTCCAAGTGGTAATGGGTTAAAGATGCTTGTAAAAATAGCAGACGGCAAAAAACATTTAGAGCATTTCCATTCATTAAAAAAAGAATTACCCGAAATAGATGATAGTGGCAAGAATACAAGTCGTGTATGCTACGAAAGTTGGGATGAAGGTATTTATATCAACCATGAGGCTAAAACATACCTTAAAACGCAAAAAACAGAACGTATTGAGATAAAGGAAAGGGTTGAGGATAGTTCAGAAATTTTTAATAATATTTTAAAATGGCTTACAAATAGAGGTAATGCTTTTGTAACTGGTGAAAGAAATGCTTTTATTTTTAAATTAGCTTCTGCTTGTTGCAGATTTGGTATGTCTGAATTAAGTTGTCAATCAAATTGCGATTCTACATTTTTAAATCAAGATAGCAGTTTTTCTCAATCAGAATGTTATGCAGCAATAAAAAGCGCTTTTAGGGCTAATAGACAATTAGCCGGGTCGGCTGCATTTGAAAAAGACATATTAGTTGATAAGGTAACACGAAGCGAAGTAAAAGAAGAAATTAACCCTGACATTTACAATGAAGATATTAGACCAAAGGATGTTATTTATGGCGAGGATGTAAAAGAACGTGCAATAAATATATTTAGAAATGGATATGAAAGTGTTGAAAGTACAGGAATACCAGAATTAGATTATTACTTTAAATTTAAAAGAGGCGAAATAACACTACTTTCAGGGATAGGTAATTATGGAAAATCTACAATGTTAAAATACCTACTATTGATGAAGGCAATTATTAGCGGTAATAGATTTGCATTTTTTACACCTGAAGATAATCCTGCTGAAGAATTTTATCACGATATGACTGAAATATATTTAGGTTGCGATTGCACGACATTTAACCCAAATCAACCTTCTGAAATGACATATAAAGAAGCATACGACTGGATTTCAAAACACATTTTTTATATTTACCCAAAAGATATTTCACCTACACCTGAATATATAAAAGAACGATTTTTGGAATTAATTATTAAAGAAAAAGTAGACGGTTGTATAATAGACCCATTTAACCAAATGGCGAACGATTACAGTAAGGTTGGAAGGTCAGATAAGTATTTAGAAACTTTTTTAGCTGATTGTACGAGGTTTGCTCAAACAAATAACGTTTACTTTGTAATTGTAGCACATCCACATAAATTAAGAAAGGAACAAGGCGAAAAGAATTATCCATGTCCTGATGTATTTGAAATAGCAGACGGGGCAATGTGGAATAATAAAATGGATAACATATTAATTTACCATAGACCTAACCATCAAACAGAACCTGATAGTCAAGATTGTGAATTGCATACTAAAAAAATAAGACGGCAAAAAACAGTAGGTAAGAAAGGAGTTTTGGAGTTTGAATTGAATAGGCGCAAAAGAAGATATTTATTTAACGGTAAGGATTATATGGCAGACTATATTTATTCAGATAAAACATTACCACAATCTTACGGAATTAGAGATATGTTAGAACCATTACCACCCGACCAAGTTCCTTTTTAATATGAGAATAAGAAATTTAAAATATATAGAAGAACATCCTGAAGAATTTAAGGATATTATTCGCAATAAAAAACTATCTAACCCTTTACCAAAAGCTATTAACACAGAATATAAAGGACATTTATTCAGGTCAAGATTAGAGGCTAAATGGGCAATATTTTTTGATGAAATAGGCGTTAGATGGGAATACGAAAAAGAAGGTTTTGAAAATAACGGAATAAAATATTTACCTGATTTTTATTTTACCGATTATGATATTTGGGTAGAAATAAAACCAATCAACCATAATTTTAAAGATATTTACAAATGGATTATGTTTACAGAAAAATACAACTTACTTTTATTGCAAGATATACCGAACATAAGACCAACTAAATATTATGGCAAAGGAGGCATTGAATACGATATTATTCCTTTTGCTGACAAGATAAAAGAAAGCTATGGATTTCTATGGCATTCAGGAGGTGATGAAGACTGGAGTGATGCAGAACCGTTTACAACAGCAATTAAAAAAGCAAACCAATACAGATTTTAAAAAATAATGATAAAAATAAATATTAAGCCTTTATCGGTTAATCAAGTTTGGCAGGGCAAACGATTTAAAACACCTATTTATAAAAGCTATGAAACAAGTTGTTTATGGTTATTACCTACAATAGAAATACCAGCAGCACCTTATGAGTTTTATTATGAATTTGGATTTAGTTCTAAATTATCTGATTTGCTTAATCCTGAAAAACCAATTACGGATATAATTTGTAAACGATACGGAATAGATGACCGATATATTAACCGAATGGTTTTAGAAAAGGTAATGGTAAAAAAAGGTTTAGAATATATTAAATTTAAAATATGCAGCCACATACAAAATTGTATTTAAAAGTATTTGGATATGATATACATGATTATATCCCTTGCGAAATTCCAACTTGTAGTAAACGTGGAGTTGATATCCATCATATTGAATGTCGGGGAATGGGTGGAACTAAAAAGGATGAAGATATTACCAACTTAATGTGTTTATGTAGGCAACATCACATTGAATACGGAGATAAGAAGCAGCATAAAGAAATGTTAAAGAAAGTTCATTTAGATAATTTATCACGTATTATTTAGAATGATTCCAAATTAGCAAACCCGATAAATATATGAAATGAATGAACGTATTTTGCTCTACAATTAAACAATTAAAAAAATGAAAATAACAGTAAAAGAAACAATTGCCACGGAAATTGAAGTTACATTTCCAAGTTTTTACAAAACAAATTACAATTATTCCAAACAGACTTACTATGCTTTTTTTAGCGAAAAGTTAGGGTTATGTATTACTGAAGGTTTTACTTATCAAACTACACCAGAATCATCAATGATTGTATTTAAAGAATTGGTACTTTGCGACAAATCAGAAGTAGAGCAAGTATTTAAAGCTAATCAAAAGTTTTTTGAAACCACTATGAAAAGTATTGAAGTTTTAGAATTATGAAGTTTCCATTAATCAACGAATATCAAGTTATATTTCCAAAAGGATATGAGTTTCCTATTCCCGATGTAACAGAGCTAAAAATAAGCATAGAAAAAGTATATGAGTGGATAGAAGCAACTGGAGCAAACGAACTACTATGTTCTGAAGGCGAAATTATCGACTTGAATCCACAGGAGTTTATTTACTCTGACTTATTTATTAACTCAACTGAAAAGCAACATCAATTAATTAACTACATAATTAAAGACATACAATGGAAAAGCTAATTAACAACTGGATTAAATCAATCTTTAGTAAAATTGAAAAACGAAAGTTAAAAAAAAGAATTAAACAAATACAAAAACCAATTAAATTAATATGAGATTAGATACAATAGAAGTAATGGCTAAAAATTGTCCTATGGATGTATTTGTATATCTGCCAAAAGAAAAAAGGTTTATGTTTATTGATGATAAAGATATATTCAAAAATGAAGTAGTTTTATATTTTGAAGAAACACCAAATAATCATTATGAGTATAGTTGCAAAAAAAATACAAAATTAACAATAGTATCAAAATACCAAGTAACACCCGAAACAGTATTATTATGAAAATAGAAACAAAACTAAAAAGATTAATGGAAAGTAGTGAATTATTATATGTTGTAGGCGTATATGATGGAGATAAGCACTTTGTTTACAATAATTGTGTAGATGGTGAAGATTTATCAATAATGGCATCAGCATTTGAAGCACAATTTCAGGGACTAATGGAAAGTGGTAAAAATACAAGCCCATTAGTAATTATAAGTGCTATTGTAAAATTGATGCACGATAACCCAAAATTTAGAGAAATGCTTATTAATGCAAAGATGACAGTAGTAAACGAACAAAATTATAAAGACATAAATTAATATGAAGTTAATAGAAAAAATATCAGCAGCAAAAAAAGAGATTAAGGAAACCAAACTTAAAAAAGAAGGTACTAACAAGTTTTCAAATTACGATTACTTTACACCTTCGCAAATAGAGTTCTTGGTTCAGCAAGTTTGCCAAAGTCAAAAGATGCTTACTAAGTTTGACCTGATAAGGGATAGTTTAGGAGTATTTGGAGTTCTGACAATATTTGATTGTGAAACAGAAGATAAATTAGAATACACAATGGCAAGTGCAATACCTGAAATAAAGGCTACCAATATAAGTCAACAGTTAGGCGGTTGTATGACATATACAGAACGTTATTTAAAGACTTCTGCATTCGGTATTACTGACAATAATTTAGACTTTGATAGTCATAAGCCTGAACCACAAAAGAAAAACCCAATTACCGAAAACCAATCCGACATTTACGAATATTCAGAATGGGCAAGTGAAATAAACAAGGTTAAAACTATTGATGAACTTATGGCACTTTACAACGGTAACAAAGCCACAATAGATGCAAACCCAACTATCAAAGCTATGCTAACTAAGAAAAAAGTAGAACTAAGCAAATGAACTCTAAAATAAGTGCATCAGGAATAGGCGAACTATTAACGGGAGGTAAGACAGCAGAATCTTATCTCCTTCGCAAAACAATGGAATCATTAGGCATATCAGATAACTTAGATACCAAACCTATGCAGCACGGAACTATAAGCCAGTACGAAGCATACGAGTTAATTGTAAGCGAAATGGACAACTGCAAGTGGCACGACATCTACACACCCATTAATGATTGGTGTGGTGCATCTGCTGACTGCATAGGAGATATTGGAGTTTATGACATCAAATGCCCTTACTACGTGGATACATATTTGGAACAATGCCAACGACTACCAAAGAAATATTACTTACAAAATCAAATGCAAATGATTGCAGAAGGCAAAGATTGGGGAGGCGTTATTCTTTACCTTACAAGTCCTGAAATAGATATGTACGGAAACAAGATAGAATATCCTTATCCATTAGAAGACAGATACTTTATTCATCCAACGACAAAGGATGAAGAAGCACAGGAACGTATTTTAAAAGAATCAGAACGTGGCTATTTAATTTTGATGGATTGGTTTGAAGTATTAGCCAATGCACCAACCAAAGAACGTGATGAATTTTTTTACGAGCAAATGAAAGGCGGTGCAATTTACCGTAAACTAAAAACGGCTTCCAGTATTGAAAACACGATTAGAAAAGCATTTAGATTAGACAACGAATTTTACTATCAAATAAAATCATGATACAAGCACAAAAAGAATTTATTAGTCCTTATGTATTTGCAGGATTAAAGAACCACGATAACACTTATAACAAAGGGCAAAAGATAATCAATACAGTTTGTTTGGCTTATGATGTGGAGTTTAAAAAAGTAGATAATCGGAAACGTGATAGGGAGATAGTACAAGTTCGACAAGCGATTATGTATTTTCTGCGAAAAGAAACAAGTTTAAGTTTAAAATCTATTGCAGGGTTGTTTACAAATATCTTTGACCATTCAACCGTTATTCATGCCATATCAACTTACAATGATATTTATAAGCAAGATAAAATGTTGTTAGCAAATCACAACAGAATAATTGAAAAGCTATCTGCTATTTAGATTAATTACAAATTAGCAAAAGTGATAATCGTATTATATAAAAATAGATATTTGAAAAATGTTTAACAGAAAACAATTTAGCACCGACCTATTTATGTTTAGAAATTCAAAAGGACTAAGCAGAGCAGCAGCCGCAAAAGAAATAGACATACACCCATCTTCTGTTCAATATTTAGAAAGTGGTTTAAATGAACCACGAATGAGTAATTACATTAAGGTTGTAAAGTGGATGGGAGTACAATTTGAACATTATTTTAATTAAATTATGAGCATATTTAACATTTTTAAAAACGAACCAAGCCACAAAAACGCAACCGAAGCAGTAAGATGGCATCTAAACCATTATGGTAGTATTAATCAACG